GAAGTCGAAGAAGAAGATCACGGTGTTGAAGTAGAAGTTGACGCACCGGAGAGTGCATCAACGGAAGGTGCACAGGTCGAAGCAGCGCCGGAAGACGGCGATGAACTGGATGATTACAGTAATAAAGTCCAGAACCGAATTAAGAAGCTCACGGAAAAGTATCGCAAAGAAGAGCGTGACCGTGAAGAGGCTGTTCGAATGGCTCAACAGTTGCTGCAGGAAAACCAGCAGCTGAAAAGTCGTATGCAAAACTTGGACAAGGGTTACTTGAACGAGTATGGCACACGGCTTGAGGCACAGTCAGCCGCGCTTAAACGTATGTACAAAGAGGCATACGAGTCAGGCGACACAGAAAAAATGCTCGAGGCTCAAGACGGTTTAGCTAAAATGTCTATTGAGCAAGAGCGTTTGCGTTTGGCAAAGCAACGTTCAGAAAAGGTTGAAGTACAGCGGCAACAGCCGCAACAGGCTGTTATGCAGCAGCCAGTACAACAACAGCCGCAGCCAAAACCAGATCCCCGTGCGCAGAAGTGGGCGGAGAAAAATGATTGGTTTGGGTCTGATGAAGTAATGACCTATGCGGCATTTGGGATTCATCGTAAACTTGTCGAAGAAGAAGGGTTTGACCCAGCGAGCGATGAGTATTACAATGAGGTTGATCGTCGTATGCGTGCGGAGTTTCCGCATCGCTTCAAAGGCGACAAGAAATCGGGTGGAGCACAGGTCGCACCTGCTGGCGCTTCAGCAACCCGCAGTACTGCAAAACAGGGGCGCAGGTCGGTTAAACTATCACCGTCACAAATAGCGATGGCGAAACGGTTAAACGTACCGCTGGAAGAATACGCAAAGTATGTGAAGGAATAGCACGATGGCCGATAGAACACCGCGTAAAAGCGAAACCCGCGAAGCAAACTCGCGCAGAAAACCTTGGGCACCGCCCAGTCACCTTGATGCACCAACTCCACCAGATGGATATGTGCATCGTTGGATTCGAATTGCAATGCGTGGCGAAGAGGATCGTATGAACGTTCACTCTAAACTGCGTGAAGGATGGGAACCTGTCCGTGCAGATGAGTATCCAGATTTTGACGCACCTGTTATTGACGAAGGTAAATATCAGGGTGTCATTTCACAAGGTGGTCTGATGCTGTGCCGCATCCCTGTTGAAACGGCGCACGAAAGAACTGCATATTACGGGGGCAGAACCCGCGAACAAATGACTGCCGTAGATCAGGACCTGATGAAGGAACAACATCCTTCAATGCCGATTTCTAATACTCGGCAAAGTCGTGTATCATTCGGAGGCGCACGTCGCGACTCTGATTAATTTGGAAAAGGATTGCTACTATGGCAAACACTAACGGTGCATTCGGGCTACGTCCGATTGGCGTCCAGGGTTCTGGCGCAAACACCACTGGTGTGACCGAGTATCGCATCGCTTCCGGCAACACAAACGCGATCTATCAGGGTTCTCCCGTTATCCCGCTGTCAACAGGCTTTATTGACATTGTTGGCGCAGCGGCGGGTGGAACTGTTAGCTTGTTGGGTGTGTTCTGGGGCTGTGAGTACGTCTCGTCCACCACTGGTAAAACAGTATGGTCAAACCAATGGCCAGGCTCTGGCGCGGATTCTAACTATCCCGTCAAAGCATATGTGTTCGACAACCCGAACCAAACATTCGTAATCGCATCTGACGCGTCTTTGACAAACGAAGCGACTGCACGCGGTCACGTTTTTGCAAACGCAAACTTTGCGACTGCAACATCTGGTTCTTCCACTACAGGCATCTCGTCTGCTAAGTTGGGTGTCAGCACAATCGCAACCACTGCAGCCTTGCAACTTCGTATCATCGGCATTCAAGATGATCCAGAGAACCAAGACTTCACTGCAGCCGGTATCCCTGTAATCGTTCGTCTAAACAACAGCTTCAACGCAGCCAACGGCTCGATTGCAGCTGGTACTGTTTCGACGACAGGCGTATAAGGAGGCTAACGTATGGCTATCTCTCGCGCACAATTAGCGAAAGAGCTGGAACCAGGTCTCAACGCCTTGTTCGGTATGGAGTACTCTCGGTACGAAAACCAACACAGCGAGATCTACACCACCGAGTCTTCAGATCGTGCATTTGAAGAAGAGGTTATGTTATCCGGCTTCGGCGCGGCACCTACCAAATCGGAAGGTTCGTCCGTAAACTTTGACGACGCAAACGAAGCATACACTGCTCGTTACAACCACGAGACCATTGCGTTGGCATTCTCGATCACAGAAGAGGCTATCGAAGATAACCTTTATGATCGTCTAGGCTCACGTTATACTCGTGCGTTGGCTCGTTCAATGGCACACACAAAGCAAGTTAAGGCGGCAGCGATCCTTAACAACGCATTTACTGCTGGCGCATCTGCTGGCGGTGACGGCAAAGCATTGTGTGCAACTGACCACCCACTTACTTCAGGTGGTACATTTGCCAACGAACCATCAACTCCAGCAGACTTGAACGAAACATCTCTTGAAGATGCTTTGATCAACATCGCAGGTTTCGTTGATGAGCGTGGTCTAAAAGTCGCTCTACGTGGCATGAAGTTGATCATCCCACGCCAACTGCAATTCGTTGCAGAACGTCTGATGGTTTCTAACTTGCGCGTTGGCACAGCGGACAACGATGTAAACGCAATCCGTTCAATGGGAATGTTGCCTGAAGGCTATGCCGTCAACGACTTCCTAACGGACCCAGATGCGTTCTTCATCAAGACAGACGCACCTCGTGGCTTTGTTCACTTCGAACGCACACCGTTGTCCACCAACATGGAAGCGGATTTCGACACAGGCAACATGCGCTATAAAGCTCGTGAACGCTACAGCTTCGGCTTCAGCGACCCACGCGCGGTATTTGGCTCGCCTGGTGCGTAAAAGTGTGATAGGTTAGGGCAGGTATTGAATTACCTCCTCCCTGTTAGACTGGGCCACTTCGGTGGCCCTTTCTTTTTGTTTTATTTCATGTATAGTATTTGTATCCCTGACAGCTACATGGGGTGGCTGACTAACCCAGACAGGAGATCGACATGGGTACAACTACTTTTTCAGGTCCTATTAAAGCAGGGACCATCAAAGACACCACTGGAACAACAGTGGGTTCGGACAAAGCAAACGTTGGTTTTGTTTTGATGGCGCAAAGCGGAAACGTTGTTTTTGGTGCGAACGGAACAGAAACCGTTGTTGCTACACTTCCAGCCAATAGCCAAATTTATCAAATTGCGGTTGATGTGACCACTGCGTTTAATGCAGGCACAACCAATACGTTAGACATCGGTGATGGAACAACGGCTGATCAATATGCAGATGCACTAGCTGCAGGGGCACAAGCGCGTGTTCTTGCTACTTCTGATGTTTCTCAGATTGGAAACTTGATCGACATTGGAACCTCTGATGTTGATATCACGGTGACCTACAACCAGACAGGTACAGCAGCTACTGCGGGTGCAGCTACAGTTACGGTATTGTATCTACAAAACCGCAACCTCTCATAAGGAGGTAACTTATGGCTGGTCCAGTCAGTGCATATAATTGGGTTCAAGGAACGACGGCTGCGGTTGTCGGTCCATCTCGTTCTCGTTTACGGCAGGTTGTAATTTACGGTGCGACTGCGGGTGCGTTCACGTTGAAAAACGGTGGCGCAAGCGGTGATACTTTGCTTACGCAAACATTTCCGGCAGGTCACCACGTAATGAACATTCCAGATGATGGCATTATCTTTTCGGAAGGTGTGTACGTTTCTGCGTTTACAGGTGCGAGTAACCAACTAACGATCATCCTTTCGTAGGAGGATCCGATGGCATATGATCTCCGTTCCATTTCACAGGTCGGAACATCTGAGCCATTTGAGCTACAGGTGGCCCGTGGTCAAATCACGGGCCACAAAACTGTCTTTAAGTTCGGTTACAACAGCGATGTCGGAGCCACAAAAGAAACCATCTGGGAACAAGGTGGTTTATACGCTTATCCCGCGTCAGCTACAGTAATGACTGTATCAAGCAGTTCAACTGATGACACTGCTGCAGGGACTGGTGCAAGAACAGTAGAAGTTTTTGGCCTAGACGCCGATTACAACGAAATAAACGAAGTTGTCACACTGAATGGGCAAACAGCAGTTAACACCACAAAGTCTTACCTCCGTATAAATCGTGGCATTGTTCGCAGTGCAGGTAGTGGTGGCGTAAATGCTGGCACAATTTACACAGGAACAGGCACAGTGACCGCTGGAGTTCCAGCTAATGTTTATCTTAGCATCAATGGCGATGGTGATAACCAAACATTGATGGCTCTTTGGACAGTTCCTGCAGGATATACAGCGTTCCTTACAAAGATGGCTTTGTCCACAGGCACATCTACTAACACCAAAGCTGTTTTAAATGCTAGTCTTGTTGCTAGGCCATACGGAGAAGTTTTCCAGATAAAGGAAAGATTTACTCTGACAGATGGCGCACACGAACAGTTTTATACTTTCCCGTTAAAGTTTACAGAAAAAACAGACTTAGAGATGAGGGCATTTTCCTCCTCTGGATCTGTTAGCTTTAATGTCTCCGCATCAATGGAGTTTGTTTACATTCAAAATGTGGGGCCAATCTAATGCCTAAGATCGACAAGTCCAAGATGAAATGTAACAAGCCCAAGCGTCAGGTGTCTGGCGGCAAAAAGTTTGTGGTCAAAGCCTG